GGATAAGCTCATTTTGCAGGAAGCCGCTCGGGTAAACTTCTTCGCCCCGCGCGTCGTCGGCGCTGCATCGATCACGTGCGAAGCGAACTCTCGGTATCCGAGCGACGGATCTGCCGGATTCTCGGCCTGCATCGATCGACGCAGCGTAAGGTGCCGCGAGGGCAGACGACGAGCAAGCGTTGACCGACGACATCATCGCGCTGGCGCGGCAATACAGCCGCTACGGCTATCGTCGGGTGGCTGCATTGCTGCGGAATGCCGAGTGGGCGGTCAACCGCAAGCGGGTCGAGCGGATCTGGCGGCGCGAGGGGCTGAAGGTGCCGCAAAAGCAGCCCAAGCGCGGCCGGCTATGGCAGAACGACGGATCGTGCATCCGGCTGCGGCCTGAGTATCCGGGGCATGTCTGGGCCTATGACTTCGTCGAGGGGCGCACCCATGACGGCCGGAAGTTCCGGATCCTGAAGATCATCGACGAGGCCAGTCGGGAATACGTGGCCCTTGTCGTTGCGCGTCGGTTCCGTCACGAGGACGTGCTGGCGGCGTTAGCGGAGCTTTTCATCGCACGCGGGCCGCCGGCAAACATCAGGTCAGAAAATGGCAGCGAGTTTATCGCAACAACGGTGCAGAAATGGCTGGCCAAAGTCGGCGTGAAGACGCTCTACATCACGCCAGCGTCGCCCTGGGAGAACGGCTACAACGAAAGCTTCAATCGCTCGCTACGCGACGAGCTGCTCGACGGCGAAATCTTCTACAGCCTGCCCGAAGCAATCGTGCTGATCGAGGCCTGGCGTCAGCACTACAACTCAATCCGTCCGTACAGCAGCCTTGGCTATCGACCACCGGACCCGGAAACCGCGAAGCCGCCATTGCCGCCTTCCGGTTCCGCTTCGCTCCACCTACAGCCGACAATGGCGAAGGCGGCCACAATGCACTAGCATTCCCACCGGATCAATTGATGGGGGCCGATCAGTTTCGGGCGGTACTTCCAACTTTTTTCCAACCGTTTTCCAACTAACGGCTCTACCGATGGTCGGAGCGAGAGGATTCGAACCTCCGGCCCCTAGCTCCCGAAGGCTATGCGCCCCAGGTTTAAAGTTATTCATTTTCAAGCCTTTGCCTTTGCTTTGGTTTGCGAGTGTGCCGTCATTGTGTCGGGCTGCCAGGCCCCAGAAATCGCCTCTACCGCTTTGCGCTGCGCATCCTGGTTGCGATGCGCGTAGCGAAGCGTGAGGCGAATGTCGGAATGTCCAAGGATCTTCTGGACGAGATCGAGAGCGACGCCCTGATCGATCATCCAGCTTGCGGCCGTGTGGCGCATGTCGTGCCAGCGGAAATTCTCGACGCCAGCGCGTCGGCATGCCGCGCGAAACGCGGTGCGCATGTTTTTGACGGGCTTGCCTTCGAAGGTAAACACCGGCCCCGCGTCCTTCGGCCCCAGCGTTCCGAGAGCCGCCAAGAGCGGACCATTGATCGGGATCGAGTGCGGTGCGCCGCCCGGTACTCTCTTCTTGCCAATCCGCACCGTGAGCATGCGGCGATCCATATCGACCTCGCTCCAATCGAGATCGAGCACGTTGCGCATGCGAAGCCCGGTATTGAGCGATGCAACGATCACGGGCCGCAAATGCGGTGCAGCGGCATTCAAAAGCGCGCGGGCCTCATCCGGGCTCAAGAAGCGCTCCACACCAGCGCTTTCCTGCAAGCGGTGCAGGCCCCAATCGATCTCGGCGACGTCCACCTTCCAGACCTTGCGCGCGCGATTGAGGACTGCCCGCAGGAAATGCATCTCGCGATTGATGCTGGCGCCCGACATGCGCTTTTCGCGCGTCTCACCCTTTGGCCGGTTCTTCGCGGACTTGTTCGCCCAGCGGATATCGCCGCGACGCTTCGACACGAATCGAGCAATCAAGTCGTCGTCGATCGCGTCGAGCGTCGTCGCCTTGCCAAGGATCCGCAGCAATGTGCGGCCGTAGAAGATCATCTGCGACTTGGAAGCGACTTCGACACCGCGCTCGAGCAGATAGCGGCCGAGAGCATCGTCGAGCGTCATCTGGGGCTTGCGCCCGATCGTGCCGCGAAGAAGCTCTTCGGAGCGCTTCTGCGCGTAGATCAGCTCCGCTTCTTGGCGGTTAGAAGTTTGCAGGCTGATTCGAAACCGACTACCGTTGACCGTGAAATCGGCCCAGTAGTGCGGCGAACCTTTGCGGCGGTGGATGCCCATGGCGTCGAGCCCTCTTCCAAGAAGCGGTTCAGGTCGTTTTCCGAAAACATGATGCGTCGGCCGATTTGGATGCAACGCAGTCGATGCGCGCGGACCAGTGCGCGCACGGCTTTTTCGCTGATACCCAGGCGCTTCGCAGCGCGCGGGCGCGTCATCAGCAGCGGGGCGGGTTCGGCGCTCATGCTGCACCCCCAGCGCCAGCGGGCGCCGCGTCGAGCGGGTTCCAGCCTTCGACCTCGCGAACCTCATTGACGGTGAGGATTCCTGCGTCTACGGCGATCTTGTGCGCTGCCCAGCGGGCCTCATAGTCGCCACGAAGCAAGCCGCTCATATCGATCTCGAGAAACCGCGTCGCGCGGTCCTCCGATCCGATCACCTGGCGGGCGAATGCCGCCTCGATTTTGCGAATCAAAGGCGAGAGCGTGAATTGTGCGAACCAGCGGCCGGCCGTGGCGGCATTCGTGAAAGTGTTGCGCGCGTAGTCTTGGACCAGCGGCGGCGGCACGTTGAACACGCGGCATAGCTCTTCGACGGCAAACTTGCGCGATGCAAGAAGCTCCGCGTCGGCGGGCGCGATGCTGATCCCCTGCCATTTGATGCCCTGGTCGAGGATCATAAAGCGCGCGGCTTTCTTAGGGCCTTGGAAACTTTGTTCGAGTTGGTTGCGCAAAAATGTTCGCTGATCGTGAGTCAGTGCGTCCTCGACCTGTAGTGCGCCGCTGGGATAGATCCCATTTTCGAAGAGAGCGCGTGCATGCTCGTTAAGACTGATCGCTGACTTGACGGTGCGCCCCGCGCGCGACAGGCGCGATCGACCGATCACGCCGTCGTCGGAGCGGTCCCGCACATGCAAAACCTCATCCTCGAACAGGCGCCGGATTCGGCCTGCTGTGCCCGGCCATTTGGTCGTCTCGGCAACGTCGTAGGCGATGCGCCCCGAAGGAAGCTCCATGACGTTGACGGCGTGCCAGGGGATCGGGATCAGCGCCACGGGTGCGCCGTTCGTGTCGGTCTGCAGCTCGGCAAGACCGTTGCCCGCAAGCATGGTCGAGGCGCAAAGCCATTCGATGAAATCTGGCCAGGACTGGCGCGAGTTGGGGCCGCTCGCAATGAGGCGTGCCAGGGGATGCGCCGTGTCTTCGATGCGCCCTGTCGGCGTGCGGCGATAGAGATAGCTCGGCAGGCTTGCGACCGTGCCGGAAACGACGCTCACGCATGCTTGAACCGTGGCCAAGTTTTCGGCCGCGTAAGGCGTGACGGCCTCCATATCTTCGCCAAGTGCGCGAAGCACCTCGAGGCTGGGTGCGCCCCGGGTTTCGGACTGGCCAAGCCAGCGGCGGAGTGAAGCGATCATCGCAGCGTCTCCAAAATCATACGCATGCGCGCCGCTTGCGGGTTTGAGGCGCGTGCTTGAACCTCTGTTCCGGCATAGGCCGGGAAGGATGCGATAACCGAAATCTCGACAAGCTCGACCTGGGTCAAGGTTCGGTTCCGACCCTCCCAGCGCTCGCCGCCGGTCGGAACGCGGAAGCGGAAGCTCATCCCGCCAAGATCGCCGCGCTCGGCAAGTGCGAGCACGTCGCGCCCGTCTTGCGTGTCGGGAACGTCGATCTCGAATGCGAGCCCGCGCGTGTCTTCGGAAAGTCGGAGCGTCCCGCTCTTGGTCCGCCCCAGCACGCGCGAGAGATCGTGGTCGATCACAGCCAGCACATCCCGCCCGGAGCGGAGAGAACCGGCGAAGGCGCCGGGGGCGATCTTCTCGACGAAATCGCCGATGCGTGCCTCCGTGCCGAAGGTTGCGGCGTAGCCTTCGAGCTTGCGGTCTTTCGCCCGCAGCTCGAAGCATCCGCGCTTTTCGAATTGCGCCTTCGCCGTCATGGTTAGCGCACCCCGATCAAGCGGCCGACTGCGGCGGGGCGGGCAAGCTGCCAGTCGGCGCGCATCCAGGCGAGGAAGGCCACCTGACCGTTTGCCGCATAGGTCTGGTCGAGCAGTTGGATGCGAAGATCCGTGCGCAAGCCCAAGAGCACCTCGCTGAAATCGCCTGCGAAGAGCGTCGAAGCGTCTGTCGACGTGCCTTGCGTCTCGTTGATCGGCAGGCTCGTGGTCGACAGGCGCGGCACGTCCGCGATGCGCGGCGGAGCGAGCAAGGGCTGGTTCGTGGTGTCGACCAGGCCATTGACCGCGCGCCATGTGCGCGGATGCGCGATCATCGCCGTAAGCGTGCCCGCGTTGGCTATTTCCAGGTCGCGGACCAGATCAAGCACCGGCGCCCATCCGGTGAACGTCGCACCGTTGGCGCCCATCGAAACTTGCGTCACGCCAGTTGCCCCGCGAATGCCCTGCGGCGTCGGCGCCGTTCCCGACCCAACCAGGCCTGCGCGATCAAGCTCGACCGCCATCGCCTGCGCCAAAACGTTTGTCACGACGCTTTCGGCGTTGGGCGCATCCTCGAGCAGCTCGCGACTGACCTGGATCATCGCGGCTAGGCTGCGCGCGGTGAGCGTCACGGCGTCGGTCGTGGGATCGGCTGGCGTGATCGCAGCACCTTCGTTGCGCCAAGCGGCCGTCGGGTCGCCCGTAACACGCGCGATCTTTAGCGTCGTTGCATCCATCGGCACGATGCGTGCGCCCGCCTGCAGCAGCACCGTGCGCGCCCGCAGTCGGTCGAAGACTTGTGCCGATAGCGCCGTCGGAACCAGAACGCCACCTGTCGAAGCGGCACCGACGGTCATCGCGCGCTTTTCGGATTCGGTGCTCGCGCCGAAGGCGTAACCACGAATGAGATCGGTAAGGCCGAAGCCGAGCGGCTCGCGTTGCGGCGGCAGAAAGCTTGCGATGCTGTGGCGTGCTTCCAGCAGCGGTACAGCTTCGCCGTTCGCCGTGCGCCAGACCTGGCCATCGAAGCCTTCGGGCAGGCGGGCGCCCGCAGCGAAGCCGCGGCACTCGGTGCCGGTGCGGCCGTCGTGGTTTGCCTCGATCGTCTTGCCGCCCGTGCGGCGCTCCGCATCGTCGGCCGTGTCCAATATGCCGATGCGCTTTTCGAGATCGGCAACCTCGAGATTGAGAGCATCGAAGCGCTTGGCGTCGTCTTCGGCAAGCGTCCCTGCGCCGGCCGCGTCGGCAAGCTGGCGCATCTCGGCGACCTTCGTCGCCTTCTGCGCTTTGAGATCGGCTTTCGTGAACTTCATTGGTTGTGTCCTTTCAAGGAACGTGACGCCTCACGGCGTGGTTGAAATTTTGCCCGCCTGCTCTCGATAGGCGCATGAAAACCTCTCGGCGCACTCCGACCGAGAACCCCGCCACGGGGAACGCTCAAGAGCTTGGTTTGCCGCGTCGGCGGGCGCGACGCCTGGAACCGGTGGCGGGGGATAGAAGCGCGGCAGGCGTCCCCGAAGGGAATCGCGACGGCTACAGCCGTTGCTTTCGTGCCTGCCGCAATCGCGGCTGTTTTTGCCGCGAAGCTCATTCGGGGACGATCTCGCCGATTATCTCTTCGGGGTCGTCGATATCGATCCGAATTTGTGCGATCGCACCGTAGCGAAAGACGACTTGGCGATATCCGCCTGCAGCGGTTGGAAAGCCACGCGCCCGCGCTCGCTCTGGCGAACCAAAATCGATCGCTTGACCGTCGCGAAGCAGCAATCGCGCCTGCGGCCAGTCGGTCCAGATTTCGAGCTGCAGCCACTTGGGGCCGAAAGGACGCTCGGATTCGAGCTGCGCTTCCAACCACGCACCAAGCGTCCAAGTCGAATTCTCGAAAACGGCCGGCAGAAGCGCGTACTCGGCAACAAAGCTGGAAGCATCGCTCGCAACCGGCGCCGAAAGCCCGAGCAAAAAATATGCTGCGCCGCGCGGTGTGATGGCGGAAGCGTGCGGCCCGCGTCCCCGGCTCGGCAGGAATCCGGCATTGCGGAGCGTACGCGCAACCTGATCCTTGTGCGTTGGGCCGAACAGCAAGACGTGTTCGAGCGATCGTTGAAACTCTGCGCCGTTCATTGTGCGAACCCTCAAAAGTGAATTTCACGGATCATGCCCAGCGCACCAACACTCGTCAAGCGTAATTTTTACTTTAGAGGAATTGCAGCGGAGCGCGACCGCACCCCGCCGGTTTAACCCCTCACCCGCCGTTGCCGATCATAGTTCCGGGGCACGATCCGGAACTCGTCGCGCGCGGGATTGAACGGCCCATAATCGAGACGCGCAATGCGGCCAGAGCCGTTTGAAATTCGGCGCTCCCGCTCCGTATTTCGATGCATGGTGTCGGCCGCGCTCACGCCGTGAGCGTCGCGGCGCACCCGTGACAGAGCGACTTTTTCGCACACCGGGACAAGCGAATCCTCTTCGCATTCGTCCGGTTCGAAATCCCAGGCCGGCTCGTCGTCTTCGTTTGTGCCCACGCCATCGAGATTGCTAAAAATCAGGTCGTGGAAATC